TCATTGGCATACTATCTTCATCAGTATATATAGCATAATAGGATATTTTAACAAATCCTCTAGGCATACATGTATTAATATAACCAGGTTTAGTAGTATATTGTAATTCATTACTAAACATAGTACCATCCCTATGATCTACTACTCCAGGAACAAATTTACCATTTACTGTACCTACTGTCCATTGATTAAGTAATATACTTAATGTTTGCCGTAAGTTAGTGTCTTCATTTAACTTTTCTAATGCTTCTCTATCAGTATTTAAATTGAACATATTCTTTACTAATGGAAACATTGCAGTATCTGGAATTAACATACAAGGTTCATTACTACATTCACGGTCATGGAATACACCAAAACTAGAAGTAGCTTTCCTCATAGGTAACCATCCTCCTCCATTACAGAATGAAAATGCTACTTGACCTAATTTATATAAATCACAAGGTAAAGCAACCTAATGGCATTCTATTGGTAATATAGCTACCTTATGCTCATACTATTGTACAGCTCCTATCTTAAGTATTCCTTCCATAATCCATTCTCGGATATCAGTAATTCTAATCTAGTCTTCTTTAAGATCCAAATCAGCTATTACTTTAGCAACTACAGATGCAGAGCTAATCATTCGATTGTTTATCATTTTTCAGGATAATCTTTTAATCTATTAAAAATTATTTTAGCTAACTCTCGTTTATTATCTCGACATGCTATAAATTGATATTTACCTTTATTAGTTAGTAAGCATCCTTGTTTAGACCAGAAGAATCTGTACTTCCATCCATTACTATGCTCGTTAAGTAAATATACTGGTTTACCTATTTCTTTAGTAGCTTTCCAATCCCATCTAAGGCTTTTGCCTGAATACTCTTTAGGTTGATGCTTTATGATTTGCAAAGTACCTAATCTGCATGGTAACTTTACTTCCTTACATTCATACATTATTTCGTTTTTAATGTATTTAAAGTAATCAGTAACTATAGCTTTAAAAGTCTTTAAATCTACATCATACTAAGTATTAGGTTCTATATACTCCTTATAGCTTATGTAATAATCGGCAATAGTATAGCACTTTCTCTAATATTTTAATCTCTCTCTCATTTATTATTAACTCTATTCTGCGTATCATCATGTGCATCATTACTATCATCGCTAGGCATAGTAATCATAACAGATAATTCTCTTTGCATTATCATTTGTGTTATTACTGGTATCATTGCAGACGGTATAGGAAACTCACCATCTGGATCAAAACAAGCATTAAGTTCTGTAGGATCTTCTGCTATTACATCTACACTGATATACTCTAGCTGATTAGAATCCCCATCTACATATATCCTATTATTCTTAACCCATGCAATATAGTCTTTACATGTAGCTTTTCTATACTTCTATAATTTAGCTTTAGTACGACTACCTATCTAAATTATATTACCAAACATATCACGATGAATTTCCACTACATAATCCAGATAATCAGCCGTATTCGAACGCGTCTTTTCACCTACAAACATATAGCAGACATCATTATTGATGGCATATAGGTGCGTACTGGT